ATGAGGGCGCGCTCCTTTTCGGCGACCGCGGCGTAGATGTGGAGCATGAAGGGATCGACGTTGGGGCCGAGTTCGGCGACGATGAAGGGAATTTTGTGCAGCATCAAGCCGGAGATGAAGTGGACGTCGCGGGAGAGGCGGTCGAGTTTGGCGACGACGACCGGGCCTGGCAGGCGGGACGCGAGATCGATGGCGGCCTTGAGTTCCGGGCGCTGCTCGAGCGCGTCGGCGCCCTTGCCGGTCTCGACCTCGACGAACTCCTGGACGATGCGCATGTCGTTGTTGGCGGCGAACTGCTCGACGGCGGCGCGCTGGGCGTCCATGCCGAGGCCGGAGAAGCCCTGCTTTTGCGTTGAGACGCGGAGGTAGGAGACGATGGGGGTCATTTGAGGGCTTCGTCGATCATGGAGCGAACTTTCAACAGGTCGTCTTGCTCGAAGACCATGAAAACATCGTCGTCGTCGAAGCAGCCGTCTCGACATTGTGAGACGCGCATAGCCCGCGATTCGCCGGTTTCGAGCATGATGTCGAGAATAAGCGTGTCGTCGGCCTCGCCACTATCGTTCCCGTCAGGCCAGCAGAAGTCGATCGAATACCAATCGACGGCGTGGCCGTCGGCGGCGTGGAGCGTGTCGCCCTTGAACAGCAGTTGTTCAAACGCCCACGGCTTGCCCTTGCAGTAGAGATACCCGGGACTGAGCGCCATGAATGCGTCTCGTTTAAGCAGCCTCATTTTTCCCTCTTGCATTCCGCGATCTGGTGTGTCATGACTCGGGCGGATAGTCAAGGGGGATGCGATGGGCGAGCGGTTCGAGTGGGCGCACAAGTTCGCTGACATCCTGATTGACACGTTCAACCGCGTCTCGGCGGACACCGACGCGCTCAAGCACGCCCGCCGGTCGCGCGCGGCCCGCAAGGGCTGGCGGACCCGCAAGGCGATGGCGAAGGCGAGGAAAAAGTCATGATCGAGATGGACCCGATGTCATTTCTGAAAGCCAAGGGCGCATTCCAGGAACTGCGCGTCGAGCGAGACATTTCCGGCGGCGTGAGGGTGATCCTCGGCGCCGCCGGCTGCGTGTTGTCGCCGGAGGACGCGATCAAGTTCGGCTCGGCGATTCTCAAGGCGGCCGGCTGCAACGTGGACTATCAGGGCGATCCCCTCACCAAGAGGTCATTGAGGCTATGAGCATCACAATTCAGCGGCCAGTCAACGACAATCGGCCGGGAGTGGCGGCGGAGTTCCTGCGCATCCCGGAAGCCTTCTTGAAGGTCTACTCGCAGGAACTGCTCGATTGGGCGGCCGGGCTCGAAACGAAGGGGCAGTTCCTAGAGGTCATGCTGTGGAATCCGCCGGGCGCCACTTCGGTCCTCGCCGCCGGGCATCAGGGCAAGGTCACGCTGCGCTGCGACGTCACGGTCAACCCCGCCAACAAGGCGGTGCGGCTGGTGATCCAGCCCGACGACGAGCCGGACGCGGCGCGCGTCGCCAAGCACTGCGAGGACCTGCCGGGGATCATGCGGGCGCACCGGGCGGCGGCGGAAGTCAACCGCGACAAGCCGCGCGGCGCGGTGTCGGCCGTGTTCAGCCTGCCCGAGTACTTCGTCCAGCGCTACGGCTTTGAGTTGCGCGAGTGGGGCCGCAACCTCAAGAAAATTGGCCTCGTCAAGACGATCGTGCTGCGCGAGGGGACCCTGAGCGACCTGTCGCCCGATCCCGAGATCGGCGCCGTGCTGCTCGGCGTGAAGCTCCAGGCCAAGATCGAGCGGATGGACAACGGCGTCGACCTCCGGCTGATCATCGCGCCGGCGTCCGAAAAGGACGAAATGATCATCGCCAAGCACTGTGAGAAGATGACCCGCGTGGGAATCCCTGCCGTCGCCAACCTCGTCGAGCCGCCGCGGCCTGGGATGCCGGCGTTCCCCAACATCATTGGCGCGCCACCCCCGCCGGCCGACGGAGGGGTGTGATGTCCAGCGGCGACAAACCCTCCGAAGCCGCGCCAGTCAGCGCCATCGTCTCGCTGTTCCAGAAATACCCCGGCTTGCAGAACTTCCACCCCTGGCCGTGCATCGTCTCGCGGCAGTTCCTCGTCCCCTATCTCGCCGGCCGCTCGACCGACGGGATTGTGACCTACATCGACGAGGGCGTGCCGGCGCGGCTCAAAATGGGCGTCGAGCCCGACAAATACCTCTGCTGCCACGAGGGTCTTGAGTGGTGGATGATGACGCGGCTCGACAAGGCGTATTGGGAAGGGCCGGGCGCCAAGTCCGCGCACTGGTGGGCGACCGGCTTCGAGCACATGAGCCTCAAGCTCGACGGCTGGTCGGATCAGGACATCGATGCCTACGAAAAGGAACTGGCAAGCTACGTCTCGGAAACAGAGAGCGAGAGAATCTCGGCTGAAACCGTTCCCCCCGATCTCTACCAAGGCCCCTACGAGGCCGCCGGCGACAGCGACAAGGCCGAAGACGACGATGACGCCAAAATCCTGCCAATCCTCCGCGCCGCCCGCGCGCGCCTGATGCAGGTCCAGGAAGCGAGAATGCCGTGAGTTCCGTCTTCAATTTCATCGGCGGCACCAAGGCGGCAGATTTCATCCTCGCCAATCATCCGGTGGATTATATCGGCGGACCGATCGGCAGTGGCAAGACTAAAGCCATGTGTCTGCGTGTCGGCCGCCACGCCCAAGAACAGAGGCCAAGCCCAAAAGACGGCGTTAGATATACGCGCTTCGCGATGGTCCGCAACACGATGCCGGACCTGAAACGCTCGACTATCCGCACCTGGCTTGAGACCTACCCGGAAGACACATACGGTCGCTTTACTTATGGCGCGACGATGGGCCATAAGCTGCGCTATCCCTTCGAGGGTGGCCCGGTCCATTGCGAGGTCGACTTCATCTCGCTCGACAAGACCGACGACGTCAAGAAGCTGCGCTCGACCGAGTACACCGGCGTCTGTTTCAACGAACTGCCCTTCATCGAGAAGGAGCTTTTTGACGAGGCCGACTCGCGCCTGCGCTACCCGCCGCAGGAGCATGGCGGCCCGACGTGGCGCGGCGTGCTCGGCGACGGCAACGCGCCCGACGAGGACCACTGGCTCGCCACGATGGCCTACGGCCTCGACCCGCCGGTCGGTCTGGCCGAGGCCGATCGCGCGCTGTACGAATGGCCGGACTCGTGGGGCCTGTACATGCAGCCGGCCGCGCTGATCGAGGAATTCGACGCTCGCGGCCAGATCACCGGCTACCACATCAACCCGGAGGCCGAGAACCTCAAGAATCTCCCGGCCGACTATTACGATCGCCAACTGCGCGGCAAGACGAAGGCGTGGATCGACTCGCGCTTGATGAACCGCGTCGCGCTGGTCGCCGAGGGCCAGCCGGTCTGGCCGATGTTCAGGCGCGAGTTTCACGTGTCGCGCGAGGCGCTGCGGCCGTTCCCCCATTACGACGTACAGGTCGGCCTCGATTTCGGCCGCGTCTATCCCGCTGCTGTGTTCGCCCAGGAGGTCGGCGGCCGCGTCTACATCCAGTACGAAATGCTTGGGTTCAACGAGGGGCCGTCGGTCTTCGCGCCGAAGGTGCAGAAGTTCCTGACCCAACACTATCCCGGCCAGAAGGTCCGCTTTGTCGGCGACCCGAAAGGCCGCGACAAGCACGACGAGCAATCGGCCTACGAGATTTGGGCCGCGCACGGGATGCCCGTGATTCCGGCGCCCGTGAAGATGAACGACATCGATCAGCGCGTCGAGGCGGTCGCCTTCGCGCTCAACGACAACCCGGCTGGCGTCAACCGCGTCGTCATCTCGCCGGTCTGCCGGACGCTGGTCGTCGGCATGTCCGGCCGCTACCATTTGGAACGAGAAGAAAAAGGGGCGCTAACCCCTTCAAAAGACAAGTATTCTAATCTCTGTTTCGCCGCGGGGACGAAGGTGTCCAGGCCGTGGTACAGCGACGGCTCATTAGTCTCCAATATCGAGAGTCTTCTCGTCGGTGACCATGTGTCCACGCCCTTCGGGCCAAAACGCATAATTGCCACTGGACACAGAGAATCAGATACTGTAGAGCTTCTGTTGTCAAATGGCGTCAAGATCAGATGCACGCCTGACCATCCGTTTTGGACAGACCGCGGGTGGGTCGAAGCGCAGCACCTAGGTTCTGAACGCCTGATAATGGAAGGCGAAACAGGATGCTTGCTGCCGTCAAATTCTGGACACGCTTCGGAAATCTCGCCTACGAGTTCCGAGGCCTCAGATTCTACGCGCGCCAGGACGGATATTTTCACAGCAAAAATCCTGGCGGCGTCCTCCTCCATCGAGAAATTTGGTCGGCAAACCATGGAGAAATCCCGGACGGCTATGACGTCCATCATGCCGACGATGACAAATCAAACAACGATCCAGGCAATTTTGAATGCCTGCCGAAGCCGGATCACTGCCGGCACCACATGCGGAGCCCCGAGCGCCTCGCCAAGTCTGCCGAGTCGATCAAGATCGCGATCGAACGAGCGGCCGAAAAGCGCAGGGCAAACCCGCAATGGTCCCGAGAAATCTCATCTATCGCCTGCGCTGCCTCCATCGAAGCAAAGCTTAATGAGCCCCTACAGACATTCCAGTGCGCCCACTGCGGACGGGACTACGAAGTCAAGCCCTCTTCTCGCAAGCGCGGCTTCTGCTCTATGTCGTGTCAGGGGATGGCTCGCAAGGCATCTGGGATCGACGACGAAGACCGCATCTGCGCCGAGTGCGGAGTCGCCTTTCGCGCGAACCGATACATTAGGAAGGATTGCTGTTCGCGTCGTTGCTCGGGGGTCGTCGCGGCGAGAAAGCGTCTACAACATCACGGTTGAGGACGTTCACTGCTACTACGCCGAAGGCGCGCTCGTGAGCAATTGCGACGCGCTGCAATACCTCGTTCTTGGTCTCGGCGACGGCCGCCGCATGATCGGCCTCAGCCCGATCGGCCTGGTCATGCCGGCCAAGATTGGCCGTATGCGGCGGACGATGCGAAGGATTGCCGGCTGATGGACCCGATCGAGCCGGTCGGCGCCGCCGAGCCCGCCGAATGGTTCGTCGTCTTCCACCCCGACGCCTCGTCGCGCTGGCTGTCCGCGCTGGCGATGGGCCACTTCAAGCACGTCTCGGCCTTCACCTATGTCCCGGT